TGCAAAAGTTTGCTACTTGGGCACAAGAGAACCCAACACTGATCACGGCTGCTGCAGCTGCTTTTGGTGTATTAGCGGGCAGTATTCTTGTAGTTAATGCCGCCATGGCTCTAAACCCTGCTGTACTGATTACGGCTGGCATTGTTGCTTTAGGTGGTGCTTTAGTTATTGCTTACAAAAAATTTGAGACTTTTAGATCAGTGGTACAAACAGTTGTCAATGGAATCGCTGGCTATTTTGAGTTCATGGCTAACGCCTATATCAAAATGATTAACTTGGTCATTAAGGGCATCAACCTTATTAAGCCCGGCAAAGATATCAGCCCTATTGGCTCTGTCAGTTTTGGCAGGCTTGGTGGTGACAGTGGCGGCGCTGGTGGTGCTAACCCTGCAGGTCTTGATTACAAAGCCATGGCCGATGGCGGCATCGTGACGCGTCCAATAATGGGGCTCATCGGTGAGGCAGGCCCAGAGGCTGTCATCCCGTTAGACAAAATGGGTGGCATGGGCAACAATGTCACTATCAACGTCAATGGTGGCGACCCACAAGCCGTAGTAGCTGCACTTCGTAAGTACATGGCTACCAACGGTTCAATACCTATTCGGATTGCTTCGTAATGCCCTTCACGCCCCCCACAGTCAATGTGGCCACAACAATGGATGGCACATACACCACCATTGCTGGCATACAAAACCTGCAATTTAACCGCGGACGCCAGCGTTATTCCGACCCTTTTGCTTCTAGCAACTTGACCATAGAAATGCTTGCCCCAACCAATGACGCGTTAATACCAACAGTGGGCAACTACATAGATATTCGTGCCACTAATAGTTCAGCATCGGAAGCGTATTTCGTAGGGAAAGTTACAGACGTTCTCAGGCAGTACGACATTCCTTACACCAGTGCTACTAACAGCGCTCCGGGTGACCGTATTTATATAACAGTCCGTGGCGCTCTTGGTCTTATTGGTCAGTATGAAACTAGCGGTGTTGGAGTATTTCAGGCATTGCCGACCCGAAGTATTTTAAGCCTTTTTGACAATTTTTGTGGGGTGCTGTTTAACACCAAAGTTGAGTACATAGGCAACCGATTTCAATGGCCTGTTTTACTTTTTGAAGCCCAATTTGTTACTTTTAGCGGCTCAGGACTTGACACCTTAAACCAACTTGCTAGAACTAGCCCATACTATTTTTCTGATTACGACAATGAAAGAGTGGTAACAGTGGCCGACCCTAGCCTCGGTGGCATTAACCCCGGCTACGGCCCACGAGATTTTATGGTAGGGCTAAGAGATGCAGGACTATCAGAAGTTTCAGCTAGTAATTTTACTTTTTCCGATACAGGCTCAATTAAATATGACGGCATTGAGTTTCTGACTGGTAACCAAAACAATTACAGCTTCGTTTTAGTCAGTACAGGAAATAATCTCTTTGATGACCTTCCGACTGGTGACCCAATACCAAACCCAATACCGCTAAATGGTGGTTATTATGACAACAGTTTTGCGCCCTACACAACCCTTTTGTGGACTACTAACAGCATGGAAACAGACTGGTCTAATGACCTTGCGGCAATTGTTTACAATCGCACGACAAAGCCAACTATCGGGCCGTTCTCAATTACAACCACAACAGCCGTGGACAGCACAGCCTTAAACATGGCGCTAATGAATACCCACTTTTTAGGCGAGACTGGCTCTATAACCTTTCGTGGCACGACTTACAAGGTTAGTCTTGAAGGTGTAGAAGTTTCTATGACACCTGATCAGGCAAGAGTTACTTGTTACTTTTCGCCTTTCCCGGGTGATTTTTTTATCCTTGATAGCGCATCAAATGGTGTGCTTGACACAAACAGATTGGGCTATCCATAATGGCAACACCACCAGATTTTACCGCAGGAGCCGTGCTCACAGCAGCGCAAATGAACGCTGTCGGTCGTTGGAAAATGACCCCAACTTCTATAAGTGGTACTGGCGCAACAATTGACGCAGATGGAACAATCAACGTTGCTGGTACTGGCGCATTTACCGTAAATGGCTGTTTTACATCGGATTTTAAACAGTACGAAATCATTGCAAGGTTAAAAACCGCAACTGGTGGTTGTCAGTTACAAATGCAAATGACTACGGGTGGCACGCCAGCAACAACAACGGATTACTATTATGTCGTGGGCTATACCAGTTATGCTGGCGCATGGAACAAAACAGCCGCTAACAATACTTTTATGCAATTTGGAGCAGCTTTTAATACTTACGGCTCGTTAATAACAGCAGATATTTCTTATCCTCAACAGGCTGATTACACTTTGATGACTACCAACTCAAACGGATGGGGTGGTTCTGGCGATGAGCAGGCAATTACTTGGAATCATCACCGCCTTGCTACCGCCTATGACGGTTTCAAAATGACTCCTAGTTCCTCAACTTTGACAGGTGAACTAAGAATCTACGGATACAACTAAGGCAACAATGAAACGCCTAGCCCTGCTTAGCCTCACCCTGCTCACCCTCACAGCCTGCTCAGACCGTGTACGCCACAACTGCGAAACAACAGACACAGCCCACAAATCATTCATAGAAAGCAAATGCAAATGAAACTAGAAAAAAGACTTAGCAACGAAGAAATCAAAGCCCGACTAATTCTTGTCGTCGGCGTATGCCTCTCGAGCGCGTTCCTATTCTCAATCGTTGCCCTTCTCTACGGACTGCTCTTCGTAGTACAACCAACCGAGCAAGCCCCGAACGACTCTGAAGCCTGGGCAATTCTTTCCCCAATGCTTATGACCCTTGCCGGTGGCCTTATCGGACTTCTTGCAGGCAACGGTCTTAAAGACAAACCAAAAGACCCACCGCTATGACCGCCCCTAAGGTCTACCCATACAAGAAACTTGTGCTACCTGCTGAAGTAGCCAAAGTTGGCAACGGCAACTTAACCCCAGCAATGCTTAAAAAGGTCAAGACAGGTGGCGAAATGTGGACAGGTGCAGCAGTTGCTTTCAACAAGCTCTACACCGATTGTCTCGCTGCTGGTTTCAAGCTGCGCAATGTGGGCGACTACCGCCCCTTTGATGCACAGCTTGCAATGTTCGTTGATCGTTACGCACTTAAAGATCAAGGCCGTAGCCCACAAGTGACACGCAAATACCAAGACAAACTGTGGTACCTGAAAAAGGGCAAGTCGCCTAGTGGCGTGCCGGGCACTTCTAACCACGGCTTCGGTCTTGCCATTGACCTTGCCTATGAAAAAGATGGGGCACTCGTGTCTATGGGTGGCAAATGCCTAGATTGGCTCTGTGCAAACGCACCCAAATATGGTTTCTACCTGCAAGGCTCAGACCCTAAATCGCCTGAGTTTGAGGCGTGGCACTGGCAATACGTGTGTGGCGACAAGCCACCAGTACTGCCGTAAAGGACTCCCAGCTCGTTTGAGCGTGGCTGGGGCTAGGTGGTGGGTGTCTTTGTTTCCATTGGGATATCCACCACCGCTTTGTCAAATTGTGTAAAGTAACCATCGCTACTCAAATAGCAGAAAGACAAAGGAAACATGATCTACACAGACCTACCACTGTTCAGGGCTACAGACCCGGACACATCCCGCCAGCCGAGCCCTATTCGGGTAAATACCCATCGAGCGTTACTGCTGCAGGAATACTTTTACGCCACGCTAGGGCTAACTGATGAGGAAGCAGGTGCTCGAGCCGCGCTAAACGGTCACGACATTAAGGGCTATTGGAAGCGTTGCTCAGATTTGCGCACTCTAGGTCTAATTGAGGACTTGGGCATCCGTAGAGCGCTTACAAGTGGCTCTCAGGGCATTGTGTGTGCAATCACACAGGCAGGAATAGACACAGTAAGGGGCTGGGCATGACCGACACCCAATTCGTAGTCAGTTTCGTTATCGGCTGGGTGTCCTGCTGGCTCTACCTCAAAATGATGGCTAACCGACCATGATACCGACATGGGGCTATGTGGCTCTAAGGTCTAAAGATAAGAAAACCATGGTGCAGGTCTTTACAGACTTGTCCACAGGCCTGATTGTTTATACCCAAGTCTGCCAACGTGCAGAGTCTTGGCATTCATGGGGGCCGCCTACAGAAGTTGAGAGAGTTGATTAAGAAACTCATGGCACTAACGCTTTTCCTCGCCCTATCCACACCAGCCCACGCAAATGCAGCTGCTTTGTCATGCCCTAAATGGGAACCGCTAATGGCTGAGTATTTCCCTGCCAAGGTTGTGCCCGTCATGTCTAAAATTGCCTATCGAGAGTCCCGGTGCAACCCTAAAAGCCTGTCAGCAATACGGTCTAATGGTCGCCCAGATGTTGGCTTGCTGCAGATACAAGGCTCATGGGCTACTGTGACACGCGCAGTCTGTAAGAAACAGGATGTGATCAAGGCACTGCTAACTGTCCGATGCAACCTCAAAGTGGCACAGTATCTCTATCGCAATGGTGGCCTTGGTCACTGGCGAGCAACCTCAGGAAAATAACAAAGGAAACAAATGGAAACATCAACAGGTGAACTCATCGCCCGACTAATGAACCTCAGCAACCAACTTGCTATAGAGCTGCGCTTTAAAGAGTCAAGCCTTGTGCTTGAAGTTGTCGGACTATTGCACTCACTGCCTACTATTGCTGAGCAAAACCGCCAAGCGTGGCACCCATCGCTTAACACTTCTGGCGCTTCTAAAGGCATTACCTACATCAGCACTGTTAAACAAACACATGAGTGAGTACACCCACAACGATGACGTGGCAGACCTGCTCTATGCCCGTGAGCAAGAAATCATTGTGTTAAAAGCAGCGCTTGCCTACTGCAATGCAGAACTAGACCGCTTAGAAAAGGAGTTAGCCCGTGGGGTTTGACCTGTCAGATTATGAGCCAGTCGCCAGCAGGTTAGACCGTTTCCTAAAAGCACACCCTGATGCCCGGGTCATAACTGATCTTGTGCACTACCTAGCAGACATTGCAGTGTTCAAGTGTGAGCTGTGGCTAAACGATGAAATTATCGCTACGGGCTGGGCTGAGGAAATACGCGGCCAAGGCAACGTAAACCGCACCAGCCATCTCGAGAACTGCGAAACAGGCGCTGTAGGTCGTGCACTTGCCAACGCTGGTATGAGTGGGTCGGACATTAACAAGCGGCCAAGCCGTGAGGAAATGCAAAAGGTGGTTAGGGGCGATGTGACAGTGACTGAAAGCAGCAACCTTGCCAGCGACAAGCAACAGAACATGATTAGAGCCGTCTGTAAATCCATGGGCCGCACTGTTCCCAGCAATTTGCAGGCCATGACTAAACGCGAAGCTAGTGCTTATATTGACA